AGCCAGCTTCTTTTTGAGTAAACTTAATTAACAAATGTTCTATTATTAGTTTTATTGGTTCATATTTTGCATCTGAATAATCTGTAATTTTGTGAGTACCTAAATATTTTTCTTTTTTATTTACAAAAGTATTTGCCCATTTATAAAAATTTGTATATTTTTTAAAAGGTGAATAATCACTTACCCAAAATTGATGGTAAACTTGGCTGTAACTTTCAGGAAAAGGCGTTCCACTTAAATAAATCTGTGGCAAATTACTATATTTTTGTTTAAATAACTTAGCTGTTTTATTTGGTTTAGGAAAAGCGCCAAATCTATGATGTTCATCGTGTATAACTAAATCAAATGTATCATCAATTTTATGTATGCTTTCATCATTTACAACTCTTATAAAAAAATCAAACTTAAAATTTAGATAATCTTCATATATTCCGCTAATAGCTTTTTTCTTAGTTAAAAATAAAACCTTTTTAGCACCATATAATTCAGCTGTATTTAAAGCTGTTAGCGTTTTACCTGTTCTTACCTCCATAGCTAAATAAACTATATTAAAACGTTTTAAAACCTTATTAGCCTTAGTGCTTATATCTATTTGGTAATCTCTTAGTTTAAAATGGCATATCGTTGTCATCTTCTATATTTATTATATTGTTAATATCTTTTATTTCAAACCATCTATTACCATTTGTATTTCCGTCTGAATACTCTAAGTTTTTAAAGTTTGCGTACTTTTTAACCCATATTGTAAACTTTTTTTGACTTAAATACTTTTTATAATCTTGATACTCATTTGTAAATGTGGTAAACATAGTTATTTTATTATGCCTTTTATTTAATGAGAAATTATCAGAATCTGAAATCCATTCATAAAACTCCATTGATGTTTCTGCTATGAATTTACGCATTTTAATATTTTTTGCGTTTTGTTTAATTAAGCCTAATCTTAAATAGGACTGCAAGCAATTAATCATATAATTATCAAACTTTAAATAATCTTCATCATCCCAGTCATCAAATAATTGCCTACCAAATTCATCATAAGGGGTTAAGTTTTTACCATAATATTGAGAAAACTCTATTTCGTGCCTACGCCTATCGTGGCTATTCCCCTCTCCTTTTATTGCATAGTTTGTAGATATTAATAGTTTAGGACTTTCTTCAACTTTTAATTTAATAGCGTCTTTATTTTTACGCTCTAAAGTCATCCCCTCAGTAACTAAACTAAACTTACTTTCAAAATTAAAACCCTTGTTAACGTCATCAAAAACTAGAATATTTGTTTCTTGCTTTACTGTTTGGTAGGGGAAACTTTTTTTATCATCAAAACTTTTACCATCTAAAATAGATACTTTTCTAATTTGTTTTAAACCTTGAGCAAACAAACCTTTTCCAGTTCCACCCTCAGGATTGTCGCTAATTACTTCATCATTTAAAATAATAGCTTTGTTGTTCATTTTATTTTTATAAGTAGATACTAGATAACCTATAACAACTTCAACGGCTAAAGGCTCTTTATTACTTATATTGTATATAAATTTTTGATACTCATTTTCAAAATTATCAATCTTTATAAAATCTCTTTGTATTATTTGGTTTTTCCATACGTAACCATCAACATCTATATAATCGATTAATTTAACATCGTCTTTAGTTACTTCTAAAATACCATTATTAAAGGCTATGTAAGATTTCTCTTTTTTATCTTGTAACATCTTTAATTCAATAGTATCTAAAATTAAAAGAAAATTATCTGTAAATAAAGTTTGATAAGTAGAACAGTAATTCCAAATTTCAAATTCTTCACGTTCAGCTAAATAATTTAATACAAAATCTTTTATTTTTTCTACGGATGTTTCACTTACTTTATTGCTTTCAATAAATACCCAATTCGGTTTTGATGTTTCATTTGGATAGTGTTTTTTAAATCCATTTCGTTCTAAAAATAATTTATATTTTAATGGTATTATTTTATGTTTTTGATTACCATTTTTATCAACTGTAGTTATCCAAAAATCATCATGTTCGTCTGCTTCTTTTATTTCTTCGTAAACATCTTCATTGATTTTGTACTTATTAATTACTTTTTGTTTGCCTTTTTTTAAGTCTAATTTTATAGAGTTAATCTTAGTGTAATCTTCAAAAAACTTTACATTAAATTGTCTTATTCTATAAGCTGATTTAACTGTATTATTTACCTCCGTGTCTGAAAAATCACCATAAGAAATATTGTTAAGAATATAATTTATTGCAGTAGATTGATTTATACCATACTCACAAAATTGCCCAGCAATATCAAAAATATAATTATTTCTTTCACCATCTTTAAAGTCTTTTTTAAAATTAAAAGACATTATTTTGTCAATTATTTTAAATTCATCATTTAAAGGCAAAACAGGTACTTTTTCAACAAAACTAAAACCTTCATCAAAAATAGGCGTTTCGTAAATTTCAGCATCATAATTTACATAAATATTAGGGTCGTAACTTTCAAAGCAAACCCTATCAATATTACTATTTGCAATATCAAAATAATCTAAATTAAATTGTTTTTGAAAACCTTTAAATACTTTCGGATGTGTTTCTTTGGTTAATTCATTAGATACTCTTAACACCCCTTTAATACCATTCCCCGATGGTGAAATAAACAACATAACAAAATGTTTAATTTGTTTTAATTCGTTAAATTGATTTAACATTATTTCTTTTGACGGATATTTATCAAAATCAACAACCATTAAACCGCTGTGTTTTTTTAGGCTGTTTCCATTTCGTTCTGTAAATTCTCCAGCAAATAAAATACTTGGTAAATTTCTTTTAAATTTATCTTTTTCCTCTTTTGTTTTACAATTTCTAATATTTTCAATACTTTCTTTTGATGTTCCTGTTTTTATACGCTCAACTATTTTTGATAGTGAAACTATATAAGGTACATCTTTAGATTTATAAAGATTTTTAAAAATTGATACTTTTGTTTCTTTCATATAATAAAAAAATCCCTTTCAATGTACCGCCAAGTAAACAAAGAAAAGGATTTTAAATTAATGTCTTAATCTTGGCGGATTTATGCAAATATACAAAAATTTATATTAATAATAGTACACTTTTACACATTTATTTTAGTTTTTAATAGGGGGTGCAAAAGAATATTTATTTTTACTACCCCCCCCCCTGTTTTTTCGATAAAATGTGTACTATGTGTTGCGTTTTGTTGTAAATGGCTGAAATACAATATATTAAACAGTACACTTTTTTTATTCTTTTTTTCTTAAATATTCGATTTCACGCTCAATATAATCTTTTGCTTTTAATAAGTCTAAAAGTTCATCATCTTTTTTACCAGCTCTAATTACGTATTTTAAAATGTTACCTCTGTTAAAGTTAAGAGCGTAATCTTTACACACGTCTATAACGTCGTAATTTTTATTATTTTTGTAATGTATCATTTCTTATATCTTTTGGCTTCACGTTCAATATTGTAAATAAACTTTTTTTCTAAATCTTGTATAAAAGTTGTGCTTCTTAAAGACTTACTTTTATAAACTTTGTCGATTATCTTTTCCATTGGCTCTATCGCCTGTTTTAATACGTCGTAAATAGCTTTTATTTCTTTTGTGGGTGTTTTGTTCGGCTCTTCAATATCGTTGATTAAAATAGATATTAGAACGAAATCCCTTATTAATTTATTTTGCTGTTCTGTCATTTACCTGTATAAAAGTGATTCTGCATGAAGTCTGTCTTCTTGCGTTACTATTGAGCTATCGAACCTGTCAGAAAAGTTAAAATTATACAAATCTTTCATATGGCTAATTACTATATTTTCTTGGTATTCTGTTAAACCATCTACATACAAATCGAAATTATTTTCGCCTTTAAAATATGCGCTAATTTCGCAGTATTCGTTTAGTATGTTAATTCTAACACTCCTAGCCATTACATCAATAGTAGTATTGCGTTCTATTAGTTCTTTTAATTTCTTATTTTTCATTTGCTAAATTAATTAAATGGTTTTGTGTATAATTTTTGAAGTCTGTGCCGTTTTCTTTGGCTTTAATTGTCAATTTCTCAATTACATTTTCATCAAAATGAAGTAATTTGCTTTTTTTATTTTCGTTTATTCCCATAATTCAAATTTATAAAATATATATAAGTTATGCAACTTTATAGTAGTTATTTATATATTTTTCTATTCTTATTAACTGTTTTTTGTCTAATTCTTTAAGTGTATTGTTTATATCCTCGATTTTCAAATATTTTTTTAAATCATTTTCGTTTAATTGTGAAATATAAACGCAAATCTTACTTAAATCTTTGTCGTATTCTTTTAGTTCTAAATCAACTTCTAAAAGATTTTTGATTCTATTTTGAGCGTGCCAAATAGTAGCAGGATGCTTATATCCTGTTTTCGTTTTTTTTGAGGGAAACAATTTAGCTATTTCTTTATTACTTAAATCTAAAAATTTTTCAATGTAATAAATAGCCATTTGCCTTGCTATTATAACCTCCTCTTTTCTACCTTCTTTTCTTGACTCCTCTTTAAAATAATTGTTTATTTCTTTAATTATTTTTTTTGCTTTAGTCTTTTTTTCTGCAAAAGTTAAAGACTTTCTATTTATTTTTATGTTTGCTAGTGTTTCCATTGGTTTAAATACCAGCACCGTTAAGATGCTGGATTTGTTTTTGTTAGTTATTAAAATAGTGGCTCATCATAATCATCTGGCTCGTTTGTTGTTGCTGTTTGTGTAGGTTGTGGCACTTCATCCTCTATTTTTTCAATTCGCCAAGCGTTTAAAGACGTGTAATACTTGTCTTTCCACTCGTTACAACCGATTCTAAAAGAAACCTCTACTTTTTGCCCTACCTTGTTATACTTGGTTAAATTATCTACTTTTTCAACTCCAAAAACTTCAAAAGGATAAACCAGTTCAGCACCCTCATAACCATTGTTATTAGTTACTATAAAAGTTTGTTTTTTCCATTCTTTGTCAGTTGTTTTACTAACTCCACTTTGTACTTCTAGAAACTCTCTTATAGTACCTTTTACTTTAAATTCACTCATTGTTTACTTATTTATATTAAAATTGTCTATTATTATTTATTTTCTCAATATAATCTAACTTAATTTCTGTACCTATTTCGATACGTTTTTTTATTAAATCGATTTGCTTTTCATCTCTAGGCACTTCTATAATATGCCAATGTTCTAAACTGTTTTCTAAATGATAATTTAAGAAATATGTTTTTTCTGTTTTAGTTGCTAACATTTGCATTTGCATTTGTGCTTTGTATTTTGCGTCTATTTCATCAAAACCGTTAGCAACTATTTTAAAAAATTTATTACGTCTAGGACACTTAATTTCTAAGTTGCTATTGTCAGAAACTAAACCGTCGGGACTTGCACCAGCATTTTTACCATAAGTATGGAAACCGGTTTCTTTAGTTTCTAAAAACTCACATTCTTTTAGTTCTTTGAATAATTTAAAAGCTAATGGTTCTAAAGTAACCTCCT